GAGGATGGACCGGATGAAGTGAAGCCACCGACCAAGAAGTGGAGGGGCCTCCTGAAGATGAACCGCTCCGGCTTCCTGAAGACCCTGAACAACTTCGTCCTGATCCTACAGAACGATCCCCGGCTGAAGGGCCGGCTGAAGTTTAACGAGTTCACCAGGAAGGGCCTGATCGATGGCCGCGGCTTCACCGACGCGGATCTCAGCGACGTGAGGCTGATCATTGAGAAGGACTACAACAACCTGAGCCACAAAGATCTCACCCAGGAGGCCGTGATCTGTGTGATGAGGGAGAACAGCTTCCACCCGGTCCGCGATTACCTGGCAGCGGCCAGGAAGGGATGGGACGGGGAGCGGAGGATCGACCGGATCCTGGTGGACTACCTGGGCGCGGAGGATAATGACTATACCAGGGCCGTGACCAGGACGACCCTGGTGGCAGCGGTCGCCAGGATCCACCGCCCTGGGATCAAGTTCGACCACGTCCTGACCCTGGTCGGTCCCCAGGGAGCTGGCAAGAGCACCCTGGTGGCGAGGCTGGGCGGCGCCTGGTACTCCGACAGCCTGACCACCGTCCAGGGGAAGGAAGCCGCTGAGCTCCTGGCTGGCTTCTGGCTGATCGAGATGGGAGAGCTGGCCGGCCTGAGGAAGCACGAGGCCGAGATCATCAAGAACTTTATCAGCCGACCGGAGGACGTCTTCCGGGCCGCCTATGGAAGGAACACCGAGGCCCACCCCAGAGAGTGCATATTTATAGGGACCACTAACACCGAGGGCTTCCTGAAGGACGCGACCGGAAACCGCCGCTTTTGGCCGGTCCCTGTCACCGGCGGGAAGACTTCGCTGAACGTCTGGCGGGATCTCCGGGAGGACGACGTGATCCAGATCTGGGGCGAAGCTGTGGCCGCCTGGGAAGATGGGGAACCGATCCATCTTTCGCGGGAGATGGAGGCCAGGGCCAGGGAACGCCAGGAGGATCACCTGGAAGTCGATGACCGGGCCAAGCTGATCCAGGACTACCTGGAGATCTTGCTCCCTGGTGGCTGGAAGGAGATGGACCTGGACGAGCGGATCCGGTGGCTGGATGGCCTGAAGGGGGACGACAGTCTCCAGGCGAGGGGAACGGTCCGGCGCCAGGAAGTTAGCGTGGCGGAGATCTGGCTGGAATGTTTACGAGCTTCGGCTGAGCGGATGGACAGCTTCAGGACAAAACCGATCCACGATATAATGATGAAGCTGGAGGGCTGGGAGCGGGCGCCCAACAAGCGACAAAGGGGCGCCGGCTACGGGCGGCAAATAGTTTACCTTAGAACTGGGACCGCTGAGGGCTAAAAAGGGCAGCGGTCCCAGAGCGGTCCCAGGCAGCGGACCCAGGGGCGTCCCAGTCTGGCGGCGCCTTCCAGGGGATTGGGACCGCTGGGACTGCTGAAATCTATAGAAGGGTAAATTAAAAGTATTAGAGGATAGCGGACCGGGGGCGCCCGCGTATATTGTGCACGCCCGCGAGCATTTAGGAAACGCATGGAAAAAAGCGGTCCCAGCGGTCCAGCGGTCCCAGCACTAAAACCGACAATTATGGAGAGCATAGAAAAACGGATCGAGCTAAAACTGAAGGACGGCGTCAAGCGCCAGGGAGGCCTGGCCCTGAAGCTGTGGCCGATCTCCTTCACCGGACTACCGGACAGGATGGTCCTGTTACCAGGGGCCAGGATCGACTTCATCGAGCTGAAGGACCTGAAGGAAGGGCCAAGCCCCCGCCAGCTGTACGTCCACCGCCAGCTCCGGGAGCTGGGCTTCAACGTATTCACATTAAACACCGACCTAGCGGTCGAAAATTACTTAACATCAATTCAACAATTATGAACTTTAGGAACATCCAAGAAAGACCAGGGACCCAGGGACTTTTCACCGACCAGGCCAGCTTCGTCGGGACTGTAGTAAATAGCGCCTACCGGGAGGAGATCGTCCGCCGCTTCAATGGCTTCGCCGCCCAGGAGAGCCGGATCGATGACCTGGAATATGAGATCCGGAACCTGAAGATCGACGTCGAGCGCCTGACCTCAGACAATGCTGACTATCGCCAGGAACTAGAGGACAGGGAGGTGGACGATGAGATCTAAAAAGGACCTCCACCCCTACCAGGAGGCCGCGATCAGCCACGTCATCAAGAACCCGGCGGCCGGGCTCTTCCTGGATATGGGCCTGGGCAAGACAGCGGCCACCCTGACCGCGATCCAGGAGCTACTTTATGACAGGTTTGACGTCTCCAGGGTCCTGGTGATCGCCCCCAAAAGGGTGGCCAGGGACACCTGGACCGATGAGATCCAGGCCTGGGATCACCTGGCAGATCTGACCACCTCCAGGATAATGGGCACAGCGGCCCAACGCCTGGCCGCGATCAAGGCCCCGGCCGACATCCACCTGATCAACCGGGAGAACGTCCCCTGGCTGGTCACCCAGATGGCCAGGACCTGGCCCTGGGATCTGGTGGTGATCGATGAGCTGAGCAGCTTCAAGAGCCCCAGCGCCAAGCGCTTCCGGGCACTCAGGAAGGTCCGCGGCAAGATCTCCAGGGTGATCGGTCTGACTGGGACGCCAGCCCCTAACGGTCTCCTGGATCTATGGAGCCAGGTCTATCTCCTGGATCAGGGCGCCAGGCTCGGCCTCACCCTGGGAGAATACCGGAAGGACTTCTTCTTCCCGGCGGCCACCTACGGGATGATCGTCACCAAGTACGGGCTGAGGAGGGGGGCGGAAGCCCAGATCCACGAGCGGATCGGGGACATCTGTATCAGTATGAAGGCCAGCGACCACCTGGATCTTCCTGGTCGCCTGGACCAGGTCTACCCCGTCCGCCTGGGGGATGAGTTAACCGAGCATTACCGTAAATTTGAGGAGGACTGCGTGATGGAGGTGGAAGGGGAAGAGATCACCGGCGTGAACGCCCTGGCGATGTCGACCAAGCTCTTGCAATTTACTTCCGGGGCGATCTACACCGACCTGGGAGGATGGGGAAGGATCCACGACCACAAGCTGGACGCCCTGGAGGACATCTACGAGGCCGCCCTGGGCTCCCCGGTCCTGGTCTTCTACCAATACCGCCACGAGCTGGAGAGGATCCAGGAGCGCTTCCCAGGGGCCAGGGTGATGGACTCAGCCCAGGACGTGAAGGACTGGAACACGGGAGAGGTCCCCCTGATGGTGGCCCACCCGGCCAGCGCCGGCCATGGCCTGAACCTCCAGGCGGGCGGCCACCGGATCGTCTGGTTTACCTTGCCCCGAAGCCTGGAGCTCTACGAGCAAGCCATCCACCGCCTGGATCGCCAGGGCCAGACCAGGGTGGTCGTTAACCAGATCCTGATGACCAGGGGGACGGTGGAGGATGACCTGGCCCTGGCGCTGACCGCCAAGACCAGGACCCAGGAGAGACTGATGGAAGCCGTGAAGGCCAGACTAAAAAGGGTAAAAAATGAAGCGTAAATTCACCGCGGTCTTCCAGATCCAGGGGATGGATGAAGAGAGATCTATCCCGATGGACCTGGCGACGGTGACCAACTGGATCAGTCAACGTAAAAAAATGTATAGGGAACTACTAGCCAGGCGCCGGTGGAGGCTCTTCCTGGAGACAGAGAGCCGGCCGGACCTGGCTAAAAAAACTGAAACGTATGAGCAATGAGCTATTTATCGCTGGAAGCCTGGAAGAAATCATCGAGGCGAACCCGGAGAAAACCTTCCTTTCGGCGGATGGCCTGGAGGGCGCTGTTATTGGCTATAAGGGTGAGCGCCTGGTTTATTCTGTGGCGAAGTGTATCGAGATCCTGATGGAGGATATGAGCCGGGAAGACGCCCTGGAATATTTTGATTTTAATACCAGGGACGCCTATGTCGGGGAACAGACTCCGATCTGGATGGAGGATCTATAACAAAGGGCCCCGGAGGGAACTCCAGGGCCGTCTTGTTTGACTTATCGGTCATCCAATACCCATTAACCAAACTTTTATATCCGGGGGAATTTACATAAAAAAGCCGGACTTTCGTCCGGCCCCAATTCAACCCGATGACCCCAAGTATGGCCCTAGGAGCCCAAAAATAGGGATTAATCAACACTATGTTGATAATTTAGCGCTAAATTAATCGCATAACCCGCTTAATATTGAACCGATGACAACAAAGAAGAAGACCGCAACCAAGCCCAAGGCCCCCGCCCAGGCGCCGGACATCCCGGTCCAGGGTGGCGGGCTGAAGGTCGCCCAGGAGGGGGAGAAGAGCCTGATGAAGGCCGTCCCTGGAGCGGTTGACAACCTGACAAAGAGCAAGAAAGAGCGCCTCCTGGACGCCCTGGAATATAACCTGGGGATCGTGACCCCGGCCTGCGAGATGGCTGGCGTCTCCAGGGAGAGCCACTACACCTGGATGAGAGAGGACCCGGACTATAAGGCCAAGGTGGAGAGCTTCGCCGAGGTCGCCCTGGACTTCGCTGAGCGGAAGCTGATCCAGTCGATAAAGCGAGGATCCGACACCGCGAACATCTTCTACCTGAAGACCAAGGGCAAGAAGCGGGGCTACATCGAGCGGACCGAGCTGGATATGAGCGGCCAGCTGACAATGAACTGGAACGAGGTAAAAAACTATAATGGAGCTAACGATCAAGCAGACCACCGGGATCGACATCCTGGAGGACAGGAAGACTAGGGAGCTCTACTTCGGTGGAGGAGCTGGTGGAGGGAAGAGCGCCCTGGGATCCTACTGGCTGGGGAAGGTTTGCCTAAAATATCCCGGATCCAGGTGGATGATGGCCAGGGCGGAGCTGAAGAACCTGAAGAAGACCACCCTCCAGACCTTCTTCGAGGTGATGGCCTTCCAGGGAGCCATGGCTGGCTACCACTACCGCTACGCCGAACAGTCGGGCGTCATCTACTGGGCTAACGGGAGCCAGATCGTCCTGGCGGATCTCTTCGCCTATCCGGCGGATCCGAACTTCGACGCCCTGGGATCCCTGGAGATCTGTGGGGGCTTCATCGACGAGGCGCCCCAGGTGACTGAGAAGGCCAAGGGGATCGTGATCTCCAGGATGAGATATAAGCTAAAACAATATTGCCACCTTTGTGGGAACCAGGAGAAGAGCGAGATCCTGGAACAGGACGCCAATGGTGAGCCCATCCTGTGGAGGTGCGCCAACGGCCACCGCTCCAGGGGGCTGATCCCCAAGCTCCTGATGACGGGGAACCCCTCCAAGAACTGGGCCTACTATCAGTTTTACCTGGCCCATAAGGAGGGCCAGCTGAGGGGCGACCGGGCCTTCATCCAGGCCCTGGTGAAGGACAATAAACATATCCCGGAGGAATACATCAAGACCCTCCTCAGCCTGGACAAGAACAGCCGGGAGAGGCTTCTCCTGGGAAACTGGGAATATGATGACGATCCGGCCACCCTGATCGGCTTCGAGCAGATAACCCAGATCTACAAGAACGACCACGTCCCAGAAGGGGAGCGCTGGATCACGGCCGACGTCGCCCGCTTCGGGAAGGACTCCACCGTGATCGGGCTGTGGTCGGGCTTCAGGGTGAAGATCCTCCGCTTCCAGGGCCTGGCCACGACCGAGGTGACCGCCAAGATCCGGGAGCTCCAGGAGCGCCACCAGGTCCCCAGCTCCAGGGTGATCGTGGACGAGGATGGCCTGGGCGGTGGCGTGGTGGACCAGACAGGGTGCAGGGGCTTCGTGAATAACAGCCAGCCCATCGGCGGGGAGAACTTCAATAACCTAAAGAGTCAATGCTATTTCAAGCTGGCCGACCGGATCAACCAGGGCGGCCTCCTGGTCCAGGGCGTGGAGGACCACGTCAAGGCCATGATCACGGAAGAGCTGGAACAGGTCAAACAGGATAAGATGGACTACGATGGCAAGCGCCAGGTCGTCCCCAAGAACAAGGTCAAGGAACTGATCGGGAGATCTCCCGATTACTCGGATATGCTAATGATGAGAGAGCTGGGGGACCTGGTCCAGGCTCCTGAATTTTTTATACTATGAACCTACAACTATGTCAATAATCGACGCCCTCCTCAGCCCCTTTAAGGGCCCAGCCCTGAACGGCAAGAAGAGCCTGGACCCTACCCAGGCCCATCTGAACTACAGCCCCCTGGTCCCCATTAATGTCTCGGCTGTGGGGGCCTACGGATCCGGGAACTATGTGAAGGCCTACCTCACCAGCGCCGACCTCTACAGCGTGGTGACCTTCCTGAATAGGAAGATGGCCTCCATCCCCTGGTATGTCTACGAGGTGAACAAAGGGGCCGACGCGAAGAAGGCGCTCAGGCGCTACAAGGATATGACCCGCCACGAGATGAACGTCCAGACCTGGGTGAAGGCCCAGCGGCTCAGGAAGGCCGCCTATGACGAGAACGCTATCCTGGACGACGGGGAAGGCCTGGGCCGCCTCCTGGCCAGGCCGAATAATCACCAGGGCCAGGATCAGTTCATGGAGAGCGCCTTCGGCTACCATAACCTGAGCGGGGAGGCGAACATCTACGGGAACAGCGGCCTGGATCCCCAGGGCGAGATCCTGGAGATGGAGGTCCTCCCGACCCAGTTCGTCCTGGACTACTACGACCCGAAAGATCTCTACGGGATCCTGGCCCACGCCCTGGAGGCTAACGGGCGGATCCCCATCGCGCGCGAGAACCTGATGAGGTGGAAGAACTGGACCCCAGAGTTCGACGCCCAGACCAGGGTCCACATGAGGGGGATCTCCATCGTCCAGGTCGGCTGGAAGACTTACATGATGAACGTCGGGGGCGCTGAGGTGGCCGCCGGGATGCTGAAGAACGGCGGAAGCAAGGGCGCCCTGAGCCCGGTCCCTGTGGGGAACCAGGTCGTCAAGCTCGACGCCCCTCAGCTGGACAAGGCGACCCAGGCGGTCAATGCCAGGTTTAACGGGATCGAGAACGTGAACACGATCGGCGTCCTGGCGGGCCCTTACGATTACCTCAATTTTGGGCTTAACGCCGTGGATCTCCAGATCCTCCCGATAATGAACTTGACCCTTTATCAATGGTGCAGGATGCTGGGCCTCCCGACGGTCCTCTTCGATCCTGAACATACCAGCGACAACAACTACCAGAACGCCCTCAGGGACCTGGTGACGAATACCGTGATCCCGAAGATGTCATCCTTCCGCGACCAGCTGAACAAGTGGCTACTCCCCCGCTTCAAGGCGGAGGGGAAGTATTTTATCGACTTCGACGCGGCAAGCCTTCCAGAGCTCCAGCGGGACATCGAGAAGCTGGTGAACAGCCTCAGGAACGCCTACTGGCTGACAGAAGACGAGAAGCGGATCGAGATGAACCGGGAGCCCAAGGGTGGGATCTATGCTACCAGCCTGGTCCCTTCCGGGATGACCCCGATCGAGATGGCTGGCCAGGATCTGAGCCCGACCGAAGGAGGGGAGGAGGATCCCTTCGACCCAGCGAACAGCCAGGGAGATGACAACGAGACCGACGCCTCGAAGCGCCGTAAAAAGATACCCTACTGATGACGCCCAGGGAACGCCGCCAGCTGTGGCCCCTGGTCCTGGTCCGCTTCCCGGTCCTGGTGACCGAGGCGACGTGCAGGATGGAGCGGGACTTCAGGAACCAGGCCAGGGAGAGCTTCCTGGTCAAACTATATAAAACTCAGCAAGATGAACGACTACAGCAAGCCCAAGACCGCGACAGTTTACACCAGGGACGGCCACATCCGGGTCTATGAGCTCCGGGATCTCCCTGGGGAAGGCCAGACCATGGAAGGCTGTGATGGCCTGGGGATGGATCCGAGCGACGACACCTTCGTGGTGAGGGGCTGGATCCACGACTACCAGGAGATCACCCAGGACACCGACGCCGGTAATATCACGACCAGGACAACGATCAGCGAGACCAGGGTGGAAGCCCATTTCCTTCCGGCTAATATTTCATTCTACGAGCTCACTATATGACAGCGACCCAGCGACGAGATTATCTTCGGAGGACTGAACGGATGACGAACAAGATCATCCGCAAATATCAGCGCCGGATCCAGGCCGACCTGGACGCCCAGGCCCAGGATCTGATCACCGCCGTGAACCGGGGAGGCGCCCAGGCGGTGAACCAGGTCGACTTCGGGAGCTGGGACGCCCGCCTGATGGACACCTACGCCCACCTCTTCCAGGAGAGCTTCCTGGTGGCGGCGAACGCGACCTATACCAGCACGATCAGGGAAGCCAGGAAGCGGATGGGGATGGGTAAGGCGGAGAGCTGGACCCTGGACGTCCAGGACTGGCTCCGCCAGCATGGCCTGAAGCTGGTGACCACCATCACGGGGAACAGCCGCCAGCTCTATCTGGACATCGCGAACCAGGCGATCCAGGAAGGGATTGATCAGGGCCTGGGAGCCTCAGACGTCCAGAAGCTGATCACTCAGCGCCTGGCAGATCAAAATTACACCTACTCAGCATATCGAGCCCTCAGGATAGCCAGGACCGAGACGATCCGGGCGGCCAACGAGGGGCACATGAAGGGGGCCGCCGAGCTTCCCTTCCTGGTGAACAAGACCTGGATCGCCGCGCACGACGTTCGGACCAGGAGGATCCCGGACGACGCCTTCGATCATTGGGACCTGGACGGCGTGGTGGTCCCTGAGGATCAGCCCTTCGTCTCTACGTCCAGGAGCGGGGCGACCGTGGAGGCCATGCAGCCGGGCGACATCGAGGCCCCGGCCGGCTTTACGATTAACTGTCGCTGTAGGGTGGCGTTCATCCCCAGGCGGGACGCCCAGGGGAGACTGATCCCCAGGCCAGCCCTGGGAGCACCAGCCCCAGCCAGGCCAGCCATCCCGGCGGTCCAGCTGGTCCCTACCGGCCAGCCGGTCCCTGTGCCAGGGCCACCACCAGCTCCGCCACCGAAGCCTGGGAAGTACATCTTCGAGCCTGGGAAGACCGAGACCGAGACCAGGGCGAACCTGAAGAAACATATCGAGGAACATAGCGGCTATCTGG